CTGCAACAGCGGTGAACGCCCATTGTACTCGGTCGCACGGACAGCAACCGTGCCTAACAGTCCGTCGAGTGGGAAAAAAATTGGAGTCCTGCGGGACTACAAGCCCCCTCCTTCAGGTGGGGGTAGTTGACGAGCAAGACCGGAAAATTTCGGAATTTGACCATGCGCTCGGCAAAATCTGCGACTCGGCAGTAGTGTTCTATGCTGACAATCTGTATCTTGCTGCATTGCTCCGCATCCTCAAAGAAGAACTGGACGACAAGGCAGACACCATTGACTGGTGGCTGTATGAGGATGTCCGCAAATGCATCTGGTTCGACCTCGAAGATGGTCGCCGGATGCGCTACGACATGCCTACCGCCGAATCCCTGTACGACTACTTGACGCTGCCGTTTGAGCAGCTTCCTCTTGAGGTAGAATCATGATTTTCACTTTTTCGCTTGTCATTGCAGCGCTGCTTTGCATTGCATCGTTCATTTGCTACAAGGTGTCGGGCAAGATGCTGGATGAGAAAGACGCGGAAAAATGCGCAAAGGAAGCAGAACTCGAAGAAAAACTGATAAACCGCATGATGCAGACCAGGAGAAAGCCGCTGTCGGACGATGAATTCAGTTTTGGCGGTGCTTATGAGGCATTGGTCATGGAGGGAGAGCGTCAAAAGCAGTTGGCGGATGTAGATGAAATTGACAAATTAACGGACAAAATTCATCTGCTGAGCATGGTCGAACAAATCTCATACCTCACGCTTTCTTTCGGCGTAATGTTCGCCTGTATGCTTCTGTTCGTGACCGGTATTATCGCTGTTGGGGTGCTGGCTGCGAGCCTATGTGCTAAATGAATGCTCAGAACGGAAAAAAGGGGGACACTATGAGCAAGAACCCGAAAATTGAAGGCATCGTCTTCAAATACGGCGATGATGACTACTCTTTCTGGATGCCAGATATCTCGAAAGATGAGAACGAGAAATTCGTGCAAACGCTGTTTGCGGCCTTTGAGGATAATGGCTGTTCGGTGCGCGGCACAAAGAAGGACATCCTCGATGCCATCCGAGAAAACACCTGAAACGATAGGTGCGAATCTCAGAAAAATATTATGTGCTCGACACGAGCGTTCTTCTGTCATCTCCGTACTCTAACGAAAAACAACATTGACCAGGCACATTTCTAAGCGCTGCGACATTTTTCTGGGGGTTTGCAAGGCCGTTTGCAACATTTTTCCGAAATTCACCGATATTTTTTGCAGTCATCCATCACGGATGGCTGCTTTTTTTGTTTTTGCGCGAAAAAGTTGCCGATTTGTGCGAATTGAAGATAATGAAAATCAAGGGCAGTCATAGCGGTATTGTCCGCACAGAAATTGTAAGAAAGAGATTTTCCAGACGCCGTCTGGAATTATGGAGGAATCATAGATGTACGGTAAACCGATGCATTTCATAGACTGGCTGATTGATATGCCGGAAGAGTTTTCGTTTTGGGTAGAGGACCAGATAGCAGTAATGTCGCCGGTGACGATTGCCGTGGTAATTGTTGTCGCATTGGCTGTTTTGGCCGGTATATGGCTTCTCGTCGTCTCTGCCGCCAAAAAAGATGTGCGCAATACCAGCGAGATTCTGGCGGGCGTTGAGGAAATCAATCAGGGATATGAGTTCTATGATGTGGACGAAGAAATTCGTCTCGAATACCCGCTCGAATCCCTTGAAGAGTTCAAGGGGGCTTCCCTCGATAAGCTGTTCATGAGCACTGTTCGGAAAAAGATTCCCCAGTTTGAAGAGGTTTTCGGATGGGCGCAGTCGAATGTGATTCAGTTTGCGGCATATAAGGAAGAGCTCAAAAGCATCCCCAACTGGACCGAGAAGGACGATGATTGCGGAAGAAGAATCCCTTTCTGGCTGTATAAGCACTATGAGAAGAAGCTGGTCAATGCAGCGGTGTTCGGCACTCCCGTGATAGAGACGACTTTTATTGCGGTGAAGCAGTATGTCACGCATAAGGGCCGACCGATGGAGGAGTCTAAGACCTATTCGATGGCAGAAGCTAAGGAATTCGTAAGACTCGCTAAGGCACACGAACGGGAACGTCAGCAGCGGGAAAACGAGCGGAGGCAGGCATCCTCGCAAATCAAGTACGAAGTCTTGCAGCGTGACAGGTTTCGGTGTGTTGTCTGCGGCAGGACTCCGGAACAAGGCGCGAAACTTCATATACAGGCGGTAAAGCCGCTTCCGAAACACGAGAGACCATCCGCAGACTGTTTCCGAACCGTATGTGAGGATTGTCTGCGGAAGAAAGGGTGAGGGGCAGAGATGTTTTGTATATGCGTACTTATCATAGCAGCAGCTGCCGTGTATATGGTCGAGGCGTATATCCATACCTACTATGCGATTGAGTATATGCACGGCGCACCGCTGTTCTTTGTGCTTCTGGCAAAATACGCGGCACCAGTGCTGTTTTTGCTCCTGTGCGGGTACTTTGTATTCAGATACAGGGAGAAGCGGCGGGAATCGGAAAAGCCTGCGCAAGATAAGCCAGAAAACCGAGAAGAAGTCTATGCGGAGAAAATTAACGCGACCGTAAAAACGAAAGCCGTGTTCTCAGACAATGCCGACCAGATGCTGTATCAGGTCATGCGGTTCGGGCAGAAGATGGCGGTAGCATACAGCATGACACAGGACAGCAAGACTTCTGGAGAGCAGGCGAAGTGCCTAACGCTGTTGGCATCGGCAGAACGAATATTCTATGACCGGCTGGATGACGCTATCCGCTCGGCATCGATGTTCGATGAGACAGAATACAAAGCTTTCCAACAAGGCATTATCTCGTTCGGAGATACCGATACCGCTAAAAAGAAGCAGGAGATATACGCCGGTATCATCAAGACGATAAACAATGTGGTCCATGATAATGAGCGTCTTATCCTGCGCTTAGATTCTCTTGCCTATGCACTCAATCAGCGCTCAGCACAGAATCCGTGGGATACCGATGTGGTCCTGGCAATGTCAAGACTCGATGATGTCATCACTAAGACGAATCAAGACCTTGAACAGGACGAGGAAATCAGCCGAGAGGCTTTGAAACGATATGACACTTTGAATGGAGGTAATTGACCATGGCAAGAAAAGGTGTGTTCCCGATAGTGGCGACCTTGGCGGTCGTCGGCGTAGTATTGGCGGTGTTCTCCCAGACGGTGATGCGGGACTCGAATATCAGCACCAATACCATGACGACAGAACAGGCGTATGCGGATTTGAGCGGAAAAATGAAACGCATCGGGGTACAGGAAGTATCCGTCAATCCGCAGCAGCTCGATGTGTCCGAATTTCTGGATGCAAAAGATGAGTTGCCGGATATCGACTCCTCCTACCCGTTTGTGGTAGAGGGGAACGGTGATGTCAACATTGAAATCTTCTCTTCCGGCGAGAAAGCAGCAGAATCCGGTTCTGATTCTTTCCTGACCAGCATGGCAAAGAAGTTCAACGCCCAGCACAATAAGACTTCCGGAGACAAGACTATGAGCGTCTCTCTGCGCTCCGTTCCGTCCGGTACGGCAGCTGAGTACATCTCGACGGGAAAGTATCAGCCTGAGTGCTATACACCTTCAAACACGCTCTTTGGCGAACTGGTGAAGAACGAGGGCGTAGAGTTGACCGTTGAGGCTGACCGTCTGGCCGGCAATGTGGCGGGTATTCTCGTATCGAAGAAGACAGGGGATATGCTCCGCTCTGAATACGGTGAAGCGTCTGTTTCTTCCGTTCTGAACGCAACCATCGATGGCAAACTCATGATGGGATACTCGAACCCTTATACGAGTGCAACGGGTCTCAACTTCCTTCTTGCGGCCCTTGCAAGCAGCGGCAGCGACACGATTGTCGATACGGCTGCTGTTGAGAATTTCCAGAAATTTCAGGCGAACGTGCCGCTCGTATCCTTCACGACCCAGCAGATGGTCCAGTCGGCAGACAAGGGCATCGTGGACGGTGTCGTGATGGAGTATCAGTCCTACCAGAATGACCCGACATTACAGCGCAACTACGAGTTCATCCCGTTCGGTGTCCGGCACGATAATCCTCTGTATTCCATCGGGAATGTCTCTGCGGAGAAGAAGGAAGTTATTGCTGCCTTCGTTTCCTTCTGCGCTCAGAACCAGGCCGAGGCAACGAAGGACGGGTTCAATGGCCTCGATGACTATGCTTATACTGGCAAGGTATATGACGGCAACACCATCGCACAGGCTCAAAGTGTCTGGAAAGAAGAGAAAGATTCCGGTATTCCTATCGTGGCGGAGTTCGTTGTCGATACTTCAGGCTCGATGCGCGGCGAACCCCTGAATGCCCTGAAAACCGCGATGATAAACACCATCCAGTATATCAATGACGACAACTATATTGGCATTATTGGCTTTGATTCGGATGTCAGGGAATACCTGCCCATCGACCAGTTCTCCCTGACCCAGAAAACCCTGTACAAGGGTGCTGTGAACTCCCTCGATGCAAACGGCAGCACAGCGATGTACAACGGTCTTTGTGTGGCAATGGACCGCATCTACCAGAAATCTCAGGAACTGGGTGGGAATTGCACGCCCATCATCTTTGTGCTCACGGACGGTGACAACAATACCGGATATGACTTCTCCGATACGAAGAACATCATTGCCGGTATGGATATCCCCATTTACACCATCAGCTACAACTACGCAGCGGATAGTCTTTCGGAGCTCGCTTCCATCAACGAGGCGGCAGCTATCGTCGGTAACAGCGAGGATATTACCTATAAGCTCCGCAATCTGTTCAATGCAGAGATGTAACTCAAAAGCGCGGTTTTGTCCGCGCAGCTGTTCCAAAAGACAGCCTCCACGCGGCGAGCAGCGGGCAACGGGAAACAGTCCCGGCAAATTGTCTTTGAGACGGAAGGAGGAAGTGCCCTATGCGAGTACAACAGGTCCCGAACTCTCCCTATTTCATCCATTACGACGATGAGGGCTTTTGCTGTATATCCAAAAGCAGAGAAAGCCAAGAACCTATCCCGGAACCTGAGATGTAAGCGTTCCTTGATGCAGTAGCCAATGGCCTGCTTTATATCGAAAAGGAACGAAAGAGCAGATACCAGCGCATTGGCGAAGCTGAAAAAGCAGCTTTTGCCAGAGGCGAAGCGAAAGGCAGAGAAGATAAGCTGCTCGCCACGGTAAAAACGTTGGAGGATGAGCGGGAACAGAACCAATATCACGGGTCAGGTGGTTTTCGAGATGCGGATGAAATTCTCCATGAATTAAACGAATGGCTGATGTGTGAATGACTATGATGGGAAGTATTCCGATTCCAAATACCAGATTTTATCTGACTAGCATCGACGGTAAGAAGTGGTTCGTAACAGAATACTACAGAACCGCACCGTTTAACCCCGACAAAGAGACCTACGACTTGTACAAGGCGTTTGCAGAAGCATTCCAAGAAAACGAACGAGAAGAGCGAGAATTTTCTGAAAAACGCAAAGAAGCAGTGAAAAAAGCCTACGGTAACGGCTTAAACGCGGGACGACACAGCCATCTGCAGGCTCCGTCAAGCCTAAGCGAAGGCAGACCGGGATGTGAACAATACGATGGTTTCTATGCTTGGTATGCAGCGCACGGAAGATAAGAGAACAAATTGAAAGGAGGAAACAGCTATGCCACTTTATTCACGAGAAGATGCAGAAAAAGCCTGCATTGAATCTATTGAACATGCTCGCGCAGTTAATAATAATACTACTGACAAACAGTACAAAATCGAAGAACGGCACAGGAAAGCGGCAGAACGAATATGAGCATAGCAAAAATCGAAACTGCATCAGGCGTAACGCTGGTCCTCAATGGCAACACGGTCTTTGCCTCGGACGATACATCCTACTGGCTGCAAGGGGCAAAAGTCATTGGTGACGATGGGCATGTCTATGGGCATGCCGAGACTATTCGAGACGCCCTGTGCCTCGTCTTGGCAAAGTACGGCGGGCTAAAGGGAAACAGCGCAAGACAAACAAAACCAATAAAGGCGGTAAGAGCATGGTAGTGTATACGAAATCAGGCGTGACGGTGAATTGCTGCGGTAATCTCCTGATTGCATCGGACGGCAAGACCTACAACCTCTGCGGCAGGATGCTGACCTGCAGCGGCAAAATCATCAGCTACAACTGCCAATCGAAAGACGAAGCGCTGGGTACGGTCGTGGGGCTGTACGGCGGTAGAAGGTTTTAGGGAGGTACACTATGGAAACGGTCATGACGAACAGCGGCGTAGAACTGCGCGTGGAAAGCAGCATCATTTACACAACAGACTCCAAGGCATTCTGGCGTAGCGGGAACATGTTGGTCGGAAACGGCACTGTCATCAGCTACCAGTGTCGCTCGATGGATGAGGCGGTCGATATGGTCGCCGCCTTGTACAACGGAAAGAAAGCAGAAGCAGTTCAAGCATAACCCCCTACAAAATACATGCCGTTCACCTTTTCTGGTGGACGGCTTTATATTTTGTAAATACAGAAATCTGAGGGAATAGCAAGCTGATTTTACCAGCAGTTTGATATTCTGCGGTATGATTTCCGGCAATTTGATATTCTACGGGCAGTTGCACAGCCGTGCGAATTGCATACAATGGGAATTGGAGAACAAAAAGAGCGATGCAAGGATGTATTTGCAATAAATATGGCTGCTGTTTTTGGTATTCACGGAACAACACGAAATTAAACGAAACGCGAAGAGGATACAAGAAAAGACGAATAAAATCCGGCTGAGGCGGATAAAACTTGCACCGAGTAGTTTGAAGTCCGAACAATGGGACAGCTAAAGTGGTAGAATGAAACTAGGAATACCTAAAATCAGATTTAACCGAAAAAGCAAAAAAACATGAATGATTAGTTGCTAAAAACGTAACTGCTCGCTTATATACCCGACCAAAAGAAATGACCCAAATCTGTTTAGGAAGGATAGACACAAAATGGCACGAAGGAAAGCAAACGACTTGGAAAATCAGATGTCGCTCATGGACATGATGGCATCGGAAAGCCCCGAATATACCGAAGAAGGCCCGGAAGAACTCTTGGACCCCGGTGAAGATACAGGGGACAGTGAAGGGCAGACGGATAAACCATTCAAACTCGTGGCGAACAATACCACGAAGGCAAAGGCGAGCATCTCCACGCAGGCGCTGAGTGTTGTGAAGGCGATATATGCCGATACGGTCGAAACGAATTGGGAAGAGTTGTTTGACGGGTTCGACAGACTCTATGCTATCACTTTTTCGTCCGGAATCGAGTTCGTGAATAAGGTCATCAACAAGTTCTCGTATGCGGAAGTCGTGTTCGGATGCGAGAAAATCATCGCCACCGACATCGCTGCCATCATGTCGGTGCAAATCGACAGCGTGCAGCAGCTCGCTAAGTCTAAGTCGGCAGGAATCCTTGCGAACCGCCTCGATGACGGGTCCTTACAACTGTATGTATCGCGGGACACGAAATCGCACGAGAAAATCTTCATCTTGGAGAGCGCTGACCGTAAGCGGGTCCGAGTCATCACTGGCAGTGCGAATATGTCGGCATCGGCGTTTTGCGGCATCCAGCGAGAGAATATCGTTTGCTTCGATGACGAGGCGGCATTTTCGCATTATAAGGCTCTGTTCGAGACCTTCAAGGAGACCTGCTCCGACAACGTTTCGTATAAGGCAGTCGTGAACACCATGAATCAGGAAGATTATCTGAAAGAGAACATCAAAGAAGTGCCCGTCTTCCAATCCATTGAAAAGCAGAAGCTTATCTTTTTGGAACAGGCGCAACCTGAGGACGAGGTAGAATACGAAATAGTCGCCGATGTCAAGAAGATGCAGGAGCTCGTCAAGCCGATTATGCCTAAGATGCCGGTACAGGCGAATCGTATTGTGGTGGCAGCGGAACCGATGCGTGTTTTTACGAAACGATATACCGAGGTTCGGCGTGTAGCAGCTGAGGCTGTTAAGCAGCTTCCGAAACTGCATATCGACTATGATGCAGGGACCATGACCTTCAACGACGAGAATATCGACCTCAATCCGAATCTCAGCGAGGTGGCAAAGAACATCAAGAGCATCCAGAAGTTCTTCTCAGGCATGGACTACTTTTACGGCGATGTCGAGCAGGCTAAGAAAGACTACTTTAAGTACATGACCTGGTATCTGGCTACTCCGTTCATGGCGTATCTACGGTATTTTGCATCAAGGAACAATTACGACACCAAACTGTTCCCGATGTATGGCGTTATATACGGCGACTCAAACGGCGGCAAGACGACCTTTATAAAATTTCTTGTCAAACTCATGTGCGGCGAGACCGTCAAGATGAACACAACGGAGGATTTTACAGCCACAAGAATCGATGGCCTCAAACGAGTATGTGAGGGACTGCCGCTGAACATCGACGACCTCGCCAAGACCCAGTTCCAGAACCATTCAGAACGGGTAATCAAGAACGATGAATGGGGAATCTCTGATAGGCTCGTGAACTATCCTGCTGTATCTATCACATCCAATAAAATCACTTCGTTGACGAAAGACCTCTCGAAACGCGCTATCATCTGTCGAATCGGTGCTAAAATCGACAACGAGCGCGGTGCCAAGAACTCGAAGCGTGTGAATGAGAGTATGTCGGAGCTGACTACCGCGTTCTATGGGGAGTATGTCCGCCGAATGCTTGTTAGCATCGATGAGATGACGACGGAAATGCGTGAAAATGCGAATGGCAAGGAATACTTCCCGGATATCTTCCACGCTTCGTCCAGTGTCATTGCAGATATCTTCGAGGCTTGCGGAATCGATTTGCCGGACTATGTGCGCATCCTGTATTACAACGACTACATGGGTGATGAGAGCATTGGCCGTGCTGCGATTGAGAAAATCGAACTGGCATGGCAGGCAGACCCGAGCAAGTTCCGGGTGGATAAGAAGCAGAACCGGCTCATTTATACCTACCCGCAGGATGGACCCTGGTACGAACTGAAATACATTGCAGACGAGCTGCCGAACTCCCTCGAAGCAGAGATTTCTGGCGGCAACCAGCTTATCATGAACTACGAGCAGGCACAGGAATTGTTCGGCATCAAGTTTCGGCGCTGGCTGGGCATCTTTAATCTTTAATGCGATAGGCAGGTTCTTTCCGGAGCCTGCCTTTTTATTTCGCAAAAATTGTTGCCCATTCGTGCGAATTGCGTACTATGAAGTATACAGGCAAGCGATATTACCGCTGAAAACGACTGCCGAACAGAGAAAGGAAAGACTATGAACGAGCAAAATTTCGTTGAAGATACTCAGGATTCTACTGAAGATATTCAGTATCAGGCGTATGTGGCACTGGTCGAGGATTTTAAGGAATTCATCGATACAACAGTTAAGGCTGACAAGGATTCCTATAAGCATGTAGACTTGTTCAACGGCAAGCCTTTAGAGGAGTCTGTGACGCATACTGTGCCGCTGGAAGATGACAAGGCGCAGCTTCTGGCTGCAGCATGCATGGACTTGGCAAACTCGACTCTGTGGCTGTATTATCACCAGAATAAGTTCAAGGATACGGAGTTCGCCGAGGTCGTCAACAACAACTATCCGAAATATCAGGTCCGAGTACAGCAGGAGATGAACCAAGAGGGAGGACAGTTTTATCTGCGCAGCTGGTATTCGCTGGCTCAGAAGATTTCCAGAGAGTGCCAGCTGAAAGCGTTCGAGGGCTACAAGCCCAAGGAGCAGATGACCTATGTAAACATCTATCTGCTCGTCTATGCTGCCATGAAGTCCCTGAAAAACGGGTCTTTGAGCCGTATCATGGCAAATGTCGAGCACGACTCCGATAAAATCGGAAACCTCGCGTTCTATTTCTTCACCTACATCCTTGAAGTGTTGGAGAGGCCTCTCGGATAAAAGAATGACCCTGCACATGCTGCTTTGGTGTGTGCAGGGCTTTTTTGTTTGTGGGGGATAGGCTCGGAACGATATGCGGAACAATATCAAAACCAAATCGACATTGTTCCGATGCATTGTTCCGACAGGCTGGTTTTGTTCAAGGTGTCTGCCGCACAATCTAAATAATCTTTTTTAAAAGGTGACATCAAATAAGCTCCGGGGGCTGTATTGCTCCCGGAGCTTGCTATTATTGGGGTTGCATCGGCTTGTTGCAATCCATACACAAGATGCGCACAAAGCGTGGGTCTCGCTATTTTCGTTCTGAACACAGTTTGCCCTTGCCTGGGTTGTGTCAACGACATGCGATTTTTTAAAAAAGTGGTGCAGAAAATTTCTCTCAATAGGCTCATCCACAGAAAAACATGGAATACAACCGAAAACTCGCTGGAAAAAGTGCGGATTTCAGCAAAAACTCGTTGGGAAAATGTGCAAGGACACAAAACTGGTAGGAGTTGCAACTCGTACACAATACTGAGAGTTTTCTTCGCCACGCTCAAAAAAATGGGCACGCCCGCACTATATCGGCATACCGATATACGACAACTAAATGATGCAGCGCAGCCAGCGCCATTTTCGTTCTGAGCACAGTTTCCTCTTGCCAGGCTGTGCGAATAGCATACACTTATAATTGTACGATAGATAGCAGCATAATAAACGACTTCCGTACAATTCACATTCTGACGAAGAAGAGCAGATTCACCCCAGTGGTGCGTCTGCTCTTTTTTTGTTGCCAACGAACGAAAGAGGTGTAAAATCATGGAAAAACCATGGACAGCAGAAGAATTAACGATTTTAAATCAGCGGTATCCGAAGGAGGGCGCAAGTGATTCGCTCGTAAAGACTTTAGGTCGCACAAAGCAAGCGATTCGTTTCAAGGCCCAGCAAGTTGGGCTTCGCAATGTGAAACGAAAGAGATTCACTGACGAGGACATCGAGATTCTGAGAGAGCGGTATCCGAACGAGGGTGCCAGCAAAGACCTCCAGAAACTGCTCTGCAGAAGCGCCGCGACCATTAACAGAAAGGCTCGTCTGCTCGGCATAAAAGGCACTCGGCATTATTGGACCGAGGAGGAGTTGAAGATTCTGGCTGAACGATACCCGAAAGAGGGAGCAAGCCAGGAACTGGTGCAACTGTTTCAGCGCAGTGCCTATCTTATCGGTATCAAGGCTAACGTATTGGGGCTCCGATGCGAAAATAAACACCGGTGGACCGAGGAAGAGGAGGATATTCTCATTGAGAGATATCCTTGGGAAGGTGCAAGCGAGGCTCTTTTGAAAGACCTCAACCGCAGCCGCGCTTCTGTCTTGAACCATACGAGCATCATGGGCCTTGTGTGCCAGAAACGCTCGACCTGGACGGCTGATGAGGAAAAGGTGCTCCGGGAACGCTTTCCCGTGGAAGGTGCGAGCGAATCCCTGCAGAAAACCCTGAACCGAACAGGCACTGCTATTTACTGCAAGGCGATGCGCTTAGGATGCCAGAAACCTGCCCAAAAGAATCGCAAATGACCTCTTGCACATCCGTGCGGCTCGAGGTATACTAACCCTGTAATCAAAAAGAATTATCTTTTGCGAGGACTCCGCTAATGGCGCAGTTCTCGTTTTCTTTTTGCCCGAATTTTCGCAGGGCCCACAGAGCACCGGCACTACTTGCCGCCTGCCGCCAGCAAGCAGGGTACTCACCGGAACCCCAGCAGAAAGGCCCCCGGTGCGGATGCCAGTGCGGGATAATGCATGTTCAGAACGGAAAACAAAAATGCTGCCGCCCAGCTAACGGGTAGCAGCATTATTTTTTGTCTGGGATAGTCAGAGGCTATAGGTTAAGTATTAGACGCGAACGCCCATCTCGTCAGCCTTGTCATCCTCGACAACCAGATAGTAGTATACGTCACCGAACTCTAAGCCCAACTCATCGGCATACTTTTTCAGAGTGTCAGAGAACACTTTCAGGTTAAAGCCATTACCGGGATGCTCTTTCTGCCATGCTTCGATTTTCCGCTTCGAGGCGGCAACACAGGGTCTATCTTCCTTGTCGTCATCGTCAAAGGTGAATCCGTCTACCAGACGGCGGGGGGTATCGTCCGAAGCCTCATTCTGGATGACATAGGCGACGATAGCGGCTTTACTGTTATAGTCCGAGTTCTCCGCAAAGAAGTCCTCGATGTCGCCATGCCGTACAACAACATTCTCGTAGAAATCCTTGATTTCGTTGTCGGCGTACTCGTTCGTCATGACCTTCTTATGGTTTTTAAGGAACTTGATGAAGGTCTCGTCGCTCAGGTTGTCAGCATAGAATCCGAGTGCATCCACACGAACTTTCACAAGACTGGTCAGGAACTTCTCCATTTTCGCAAAGACATGCTTTGCTGTAAATGCCTTCTTCAGGTTTATAGTATAGTAAAAAACAGGGAAGTCTTGAATATCTACACCGCTTTCCCTGAAATTCTCTCCTACTTTGTCGATAGCCTTGCGCAAGAAGGGTGCATACTTGTACAGTGCATCGACATCGGTGATGTAGTCGGTAATGTACAGCTCATTGTTTTTGCTGTAATGACCCAAGAGCCCGACGGCCACAGAAAGGCGGATGCCACGCTGAAAATTTGTCAAATCGAAAGTAACGGGGTAAATGACATTCGCAACAATACCGTCCTCAGAATACTCGACGGGAGCCGAGCAGCGATGAATACCGAAAAGGTCATAGCCGTCCTTGTGGATGCTCATGTACTGATTCTCGAGGATGACGAGATTATACAGCGGCAACGCCATCGGAATCTGCGCTTTCAAGAATTCAAGGAAATAATTGACGTTCTCGTGAATCCATGTGTAGTCGTCCACGGTTTCGATGCGTTTCTTAGACTCCACGACATCCTCACCCGGAAGCGGCTCATAACCGCATGCCTGACGAAGCTCGTTTTCTGTCACGGCATCCGTTGCCTTGGCGATTTTCTTCAAGGTAACCTCGGTAGGCTGAGACTGTGTTTTGCCGTTCGCAAGACGGTTCACATATACGCGGCCGAGATGCGATGTCTGGGAAAACTGCTCCTGTGTCCGCGTACCGATGGCTTTCTTGACGAGCGCCGCCAGCTTATCGGGGTCATATCCCGCATTCTCCTTATCATTATACTCGGAACTGTCATCCTTGTTCAGCCAGCCGTCAAGAATCGAATAACCGATATCATGCAAGGAAGCATATACATGTCCGTCTAAGTCTTTGGAGGGGGACGGCATGTGTGCGTTGTCTTCAAGGCACTCCACCTTTTTGCACAGGTGTGCGCACTCGCTGGCAACAAGAATGTACGGCGCATTCAACTCTTTTAGCCTTGGAATGCGGCCGTTGCTGTCGCGGAGCAGTTTTGCCAGATATACAATATCTGAAAGCTGGTCAGGAGCCATCTTTTTGAAAACATCTGTACCGAGTTCGATTTCAGTGATGACAGGTAGAGTAACAGAGGCATCGATGTCTTTAGCGTATTGCAGGATAGCTTCGACAACAAAATAGTAGCTATCATATGCCTTATAATCGATATGGACAACGGTATCCGTTTTCTTTATAGGGACAATTGTTCCTTTGCCATCTTTAACGCCATAGAAAGCCGAAACGGATAGAAAATCGTCAAGGACCTTCTCATCAACATGCAATGCCTTGGCAATCACCGGCAGCTGCTTGCGAAGCAGGACAGGGGCGTTCAGCTTGACAGAGAACATATAGCGACTCCTTTCGCATGTATCATTTTGTAGCTTTGTGTATCATTCTGTAACTATTATACGGGAACGCTGGTGGAATTGCAATAGGAAAAACAACAAAAAGATACAAAAAAGTACATAAGGATACAAGGGCGAATGGCACAGGAAGGGGTTCGCCTTGTTTCCGTTCTGGACGAAGCAGTTTGGGATAGGCGTCGCGCCGGGAATTTAGCTACTGCCGCTCGGTAGGTTGCTAACGGGCTGCAGAAAGGAAGGCGGCAAGCCCGGTGACTGAAAATTTTCGTGTTCGTCGCTTGGCAGTTGCACATTCGTGCGAATTGGATACAATGGAGAATATAAAGTGATTTAGTATAAGCCGCAGGGATTTGTTCTCTGCGGCTTGATTTTTCTCGAAAAGAGGTACAATGATGCGGAATCGAAAGAAAGCCCAGAAGGCTGCTTCTCTTGTCATGGCAGTCATGATGACCTTGACTCTGGTGCTCGGTACGGTGGTGCCGGTCGTTTTGCAGACGGCAGCAGTTTTCTAAAAACTCATAGTTTGTTCTAGCCCCGCGTGGATGAAATGTCTGCGCGGGGCTTTTTTGTTTTGCGGAGGAAATCATGGCGGAAAAGAAGCGGCAATATTCACGAGCGCTCGCACAGAAGCGATGCTTGGAAGCGATTGAGCGAGCGATTCTCATCAATAAGAGCGAGGCGGAAAGACCTTTTGTGTTTCAGGTACAGGAATTGGTCGTGTTCGGGCCTCTGGTCGATACCGATGCACCCACAGTCCACGGGGTAGATATCCTTGCGACTACGGCACGGCATCACAGATACCAGAATCGGGACGAGGCATTTCACAGTGACAGCGAGGATTTCATCAATAAGTACGCTCCGTTCAGTATCTGTTCGTGGCGGTTCCGGGAAGAGTTCCCGGAAAAGGATATGCTGAACTACCTCAAAGGCCGGCACATGGGCATCGTGACGATGTACGGGCAGCAGGACCGGGCTTTGCTCGATGATGGCGGATTCTTCACCATCATCCGAGACGGCAGGGTTCAGGCTGACCAGCTGGATGCCTTGAAGGAACTGTTCCGAGGTAAAGCATGAGCACCGTTACGCTGATGCAGGGAGACTGCTGCGAGAAACTGAACGAAATTCCGGCACATTCCGTGAACCTTGTCTTAGCGGACCCGCCCTACGGTATCACACATCAGGCTTGGGATACGGTATTGCCGTTTGAGGATTTCATCATGAAGGACGGGAAGCGACTAAGCCTGACAGAGTTTCTTCTTTCCTGCTACAAGGCGGGGATTTCCTATGCTGATGCTATGTCTATCTGGACTGAAAATAAACAGCAGGGGATTTGGAAGCAGCTGGATAGAATCCTGACAGAGAACGGCGCAGTGATTCTATTTTCGGCGGGAGCGTACACCAAGACCCTGATGGATGGCAAGACCATTCCGTGGCGATACAACCTCATCTGGCAGAAGACATCTCCGGTAGGATTCCTCAACGCGAACCGGATGCCGCTAAGGGCGCATGAAGACATCCTGGTCTTTTACAAGAAGCTGCCAACCTACAACCCACAGAAGACCTCAGGGCATCCAAGAAAAGTCTCAACGGCGGAGCATAAGCGGAACTCCAAGATGACTGAGGATTACGGCAAATACAAGGCAAAAAGCTACGACAGCACTGAGAGATTTCCTACGAGCGTTTTGACCTTTGCCACAGATAAGCAGAAATGCGCAGCGCACGGCACACAGAAACCCGTGGCGTTGTGTGAGTGGCTTATAAAAAGCTACACAAACGAGGGCGATACGGTCCTCGATTTCTGCATGGGCAGCGGCTCGACCGGCGTGGCGGCAATGAATACGAATAGAAACTTTATCGGCATCGAAAAGGATGCCGATTTTTTTGATGTTGCAAAAGAGCGAATCGCCGATGCGGCGCAAAGCCGTTGAAGATACCGCTATTTGTTTTCGCACAAAGACCAACAAAAAGCATCTTAAACACACGCGTGCATTCGATAAATGAGCGCGTGTGTTTTTTGTGCATTCCGCGCATTTATCGCTCATTTTTTATAGGGCCAAAATGAATAAGAACAAAGTATACACGCATGTCTCTCTGTTTTCCGGTGCAGGGGGACTCGATATCGGCTTAGAGCAAGCCGGGTTTCGCCCGGTATGGGCGAACGACTTCAACCATGATGCCTGTGAGACACATAGGCTGTGGAGCAATGCCACGGTGGTAGAAGGCGACATCGGCAAAGTGGACTACGATACCATCCCAGATTGCGATATTGCTTCCTTTGGATTCCCGTGCCAGGGTTTCAGCCTGTCGGGACCAAGGAAAATCGACGATAGCCGGAATGTGCTCTACCGGCATTGCGTCAAGCTGGTCGAAAAGAAGCAGCCAAAGTTGTTCCTCGCCGAGAACGTCAAAGGCTTGCTGACGCTTGGTGGCGGGAAAATCAAGGACGCTATCATCGCGGATTTCGAGAGCAAGGGATATGTAGTGTCTATCAACCTTGTCAATGCTGCGGACTATCATGTCCCGGAAGATAGACAGCGAATCCTCCTTGTGGGCATCCGAAAAGACCTTGCTGAGAGGTATGGCGTAAAGTTCAAGGTTCCTACACCTTTTCCTGACCGTATCAGTATCCGACAGGCGTTAGAGAGTTTAGCACCGGCGGCAGAAGATGAAATTTGCAAAGAAGCCTACTCCTCGCGCTACATGTCCCGGAACCGGAAACGCGGATGGGACAGCGTATCGTTCACAATTCCCGCTATGGCAAAGCAAGTGCCTCTCTGGCCCGGGTCACCAGACATGGTGAAGGTCGGCAAAGACCATTGGCAGTTCGGGGAGAAAGGCAGTACAAGGCGCTTGTCCTATAAAGAAGCAGCTGCTATCCAGACATTCCCGAAAGATATGGTTTTTTGCGGGAATCTGACGAGCAAGTATAAGCAAATCGGTAATGCAGTGCCTTGCGAACTTGCAAGAGTCGTGGGAACGGAACTGTACCGTATCTTGAGCAAAATTGAAGAGCAAGAAAGTCATTGTCCGGCATGAGTGATTCGTGCCGGATTTTTTATTGGAGTCATCATGCCAGAGACAAGAAAATACACCGTCGTTGACCTGTTCGCAGGTGTAGGCGGATTGAGTTACGGGTTTTCAAGAAACGACCGCTTTGAAATCATCTTGGCGAACGAGATGCAAAAGGATATTGCGAAAGCATATACCCTAAACCACCCTTCGGTCAATATGCTGCAGGGCGACATCAAAGACCTGTCTGAAGATATCCTCCGTCAAGCGATAGGAAACCGTACAGTGGATGTCGTGGTCGGTGGTCCGCCGTGTCAGTCGTACTCCACGCTTGGTAAACGCCAAATGGATGCGCGGGCAAATCTTTTCATGGAATACAAGCGCGTTCTCTGTATCCTGCATCCGAGAGCCTTCTTGTTCGAGAATGTCAAAGGCATTCTGAGCATGGATAAAGGAGCCCTGTTTGAGCATGTCCGCAAAGAATTCGAGGATATTGGGTACAGCCTCCAATACAAAATCCTCAATGCCGTAGACTACGGTGTACCGCAGCTGCGGGAACGGGTCATTCTGGTTGGGTTCTTGGGCGAGAATGACTTTCAATACCCGGAACCTACCCACGGAGAAGGACTACTACCGTATGTGACGCTGCAAGATGCACTTAAAGACCTGCCTGCGCTCTCGTGCGGGGAGGAAAGCACCGTGTATGCCGCTCCTCCCGGCAATACATTCCTTCAATGGGTCCGGCAGAGTGAATCCGCTACGCTCACGGAGCATAAAGCCCCGAACAACAGCGCCCATCTTCGCAGAATCATGGCGGCGCTCAAAGATGGGCAAGGCAAAGATGATTTGCCGGAAGAACTCAGACCAAAGAGCGGGTTCAAGAACACCTACGCGAAACTCTGGTGGGAGAAACCCGCCACTACCATCACACGGAACTTTGCCTGTCCGTCCTCATCAAGATGCATCCATCCGAGAGATTCGAGGGCACTTACGATACGTGAAGGAGCACGGTTGCAGAGTTTTCCTGACAGCTATCAGTTCTACGGCTCGGATTGCCTGAAACGCTTAGAAATCGGCAACGCGGTCCCGCCGCTGCTTTCGGTGGCATTAGCTGAACAGATGCTAAAAGCACTTGATTCAGAAAATAACATACCTACAGATTCTCGGCACTAAGTAGCCGGGAGCGAGGATTTTACATGAATAATAATAGCGCCGAATGGCAACGCGAATTCTACTTGACGCATGACAAGTACCAAATGCAAGGGAAGAGCGCAGAATGCTATAAGGTCGTCAAGGGTCTTACTCGTATCCTGCAGCTGCCTACCATTGCGAAACTCACGACCGACAACGAATCGGTCATCGGTGACTTTCGATTGAATCGCGGCGAGTATGGGCTTGAGCCCTACGATGAGTACGCTATCAAGGTAGATGATACCTACGGTGCGTCATTATATATCATTGTCCACAGAAGGGCTGACACAACTTTCCTATGCCCGATTCTCGTAGGCTTTGAGGGCGAGAATACCTGTGCTATGGTCATGCCTACCGACAACTGGCGGATGCGGGAAATGGCGGTATTTGTCGAGCTGAAAAGGGCAGAGAAGGAATTCGGCGTGGACGGGCTGATGATGGCAGTGAACACCCGGAATGGGGTATACGGCTACCTTTCCGTTCTGAACGAGTCTGGCAACATGCTGGAACGGTGGCTGCGAACCGAGCGCGATTCCCTACATGAACGGAACACCGTGACGGCTCCAAGCTCAGCGGCGCTGATACTGCAAATCTGGCTGCACACGATATGCCTTTGGAAACGGCGGCGTTTGAGTCGGAAGGTCGAGCAGCGCATCGTACACGCGAACGGGGAGCAGGAAACGGTCAAGGATGTCAGAGAATGCCTGAATACCTCCAAGCAGACTATCGTGGACCTCAAAAAGGGCATCGTCGTCTATGTGAATGACGGTGCTGGGAAACGGGCGTTTGCCGGGTTCTGCGTGCTCCAATCTGAGCGTTGCGGACATTTCCGGCATCTGCAAAGCGGCAAGGTCGTCTATGTCCGACCGACGACCGTGCATTACAAGAAACTGAACCCCAACAAAGCTATCAGTCAGACTGCCAAGCCGGTAATCTACCGAAATACGGAAGATTTCCTGCGCGAGAAGTCCTACCTCGAAAACGATGTGCTCATGATGCTCAAATGCAACGGTATCGAGTATCAGCGGGAAAAGATGTTTCCGTGGATGGGGAAGAAGCGTCTGGATTTCTTCCTGCCAGGCAAGAACATCGCCATCGAGTGTCAGGGTGTGCAGCACTTTTACCCCTACGGCAGCGATGACGGGGATTTCGAGGCACGAAAGCAGCGGGATACCGACAAGTATAACGAATGCACCAGCAACGGAGTGCAGGTTCTTTATTACATGAGCGAGTTGATTCCAGTGCCTGGTGAGATGGCGAGAAAATACCAGTATGTGACCAGCCTCGATGAGTTGCTGGCGATTCTTAACGATAAATAATTGATTTTTACGCCTCCGATGTTACGGCATCGGGGGTTTTGTTTTTGGAGGATACGGAGATGGCAAAGAACGATAATTTGCATAAAGCGAAAGACGCTAAGAACGACGAGTTCTATACCAGAATCGAGGATGTCGCGGAGGAACTGCGGCACTACAAAAAGCATTTTGCGGGCAAGGTTGTATTCTGTAACTGTGACGACCCCACTTGGTCTGCTTTCTGGCGGTATTTCCACCTGAACTTCGCTGAGCTCGGCTTAAAGAAGCTGATTTCCACACACTACGACCGCACCGAGCCCACCTACAAGATGGAATACGAGGGTGGGGACGACAACAATGTGGAAGTCGGAGTTAAGACCCCGCTGGAAGGTAACGGCGATTTCCGAAACAAGGAATGTCTCGACTTGCTGGATGAGAGCGATATTGTGGTAACGAATCCGCCCTTTTCCCTTGCAAGGGCTTATGTCCAGTGTTTACGCGAGCATGGCAAGCAATTTGTTATCATCGGAGACCTCAACTGGATTACTTACAAAGAAATTTTCCCGATGCTAAAGAACAATGAAGTCTGGCTTGGATATTCTTCTGTAAAAGAATTCGTACAACCTGACGGGACAATCAAAAAATTCGGGAATAAATTGTGGTATACCAACCTCGATATCCAGAAGCGCCACGAAAAGCTGATTCTCTGGCAGCGGTACTATGACGATGACGGGAATCCTTTGCCGGATGCGGAGGAGCGCTACCCCCACTACGATAACTACGATGCCATCAATGTAGACAGGGTTGCGGATATCCCGGTGGATTACAAGGGTGTTATGGGCGTACCTATCACATTTCTGGATAAGTATAACCCGGATGAGTTTGAGATTGTTGGTGGTTCCATGTTCGATGATACGCCTTGCCGAATTGAAGTGTATTATCCTGACGGCGAATACACATTTTTGAAGACTGACGGAGTTTCGCCTTCTGGGTCCGGCGCATTGAGAGATAAAATGTCCCCAAAAATTCCGGGTAAAGGTAAATGCGATTACAGTGTTAGTAAGCACGGAAAATACTTACATTCGGTTTATCAGCGGATTTTCATTCAAAAGAAAGCCGAGGCGTGATATGTCACTGATTATACATACTATTGTTCCTGAAGGCATTGTTGTCTGCGCTGATACGCGCACTACTCGCAGGGATGGTAAAGGGCATGTTCAATACGATGACACTGCCGAAAAAATAGTACCTTTTCCAAATCGTATCGTTGTAAGCCATTGTGGCGATGCAAAAGTAAGAGAAAACCTGACCGTAATGCAATTCTTATATGATATACGTAAAAAATATGGGAAGCAAGCCACCATTGATGATTTGCCGTTAAAAATATTGAATGAATACTTCCGCGTCAATGGTAACGGCTGCACAATATTTAAGATTAGTGGGTATTTAGAATTTGGGAGAATGGCTTGTACTTACACTATCGACACTGCCAAATCATCTATTGTTTTATCAACAGAAATTGGCTCTTATGGAGCCTCATATAACGGTATTACTGATGTTGCACACGCCATAATGAATTCCGGAATCGACTATAAGAATCTTTCGCTCGCTAACGCTATTTCATTAACTCGTGGGTGCCTTCTTGAGAACATCGATGTATTCCAATATCACGCAGAACAAAGTATCGGCGGGGAGTGTCAAACATATATCGTCGATATAATGCATGATTCTGCCGGGTGGTATCAGGATGGCGGCGATGTAAAACCGGATACAGCTGCACCGTCAGATGCATTACGGAAATTACGAGAGCAACAAGAGGCTAAGCTCCGTAAGCAGATTAAAAAAGAGTGTACGCCTCAAAAGAAGAAAGGTCGTAAACAACTATGAAAATCACAGAAACGAAAATCAAGGTATCTGACCTTGTCGAAAACTACAAGGATAATGGCGATGGCGGTGTCTTTGGCTACAATGACCGTCTTACGATTCGCCCATCCTTCCAGCGTGAGTTTATTTACGGGGAGAAGCAGCGTGCAGCCGTCATCGATTCCGTAATGAACGGATTTCCGCTGAATGTCATGTACTGGTCTAAGACCGGGGCTGACACATACGAGGTTCTTGATGGGCAGCAGCGTACCGTCTCTATTGCCCAGTACATTAACAAGGATTTTCCTATCAAAATCAATGGCAACGACAAGTTCTTCCAAAACTTGACCAACGAGGAAAAGCAGGCAATTCTGGACTATGAGCTGACGGTCTATGTCTGCGAAGGCACTGAAGCCGAGAAATTGGAATGGTTCAAGCGCATTAACATTGCTGGCGAAGTTCTGACTCCGCAGGAGCTTCTGAACGCTACATACACAGGACCGTGGCTGGCTGATGCCAAAAACTACTTTTCGAAACGCAACTGCGTTGCTGCGAAGATGGCGGACGGATACCTGAAAGGCAACCCGATTCGGCAGGAGTTGCTGGAAAAAGCACTGGCATGGATTGCTGACCGTGACGGTCTGGAATCCGGGCAGATGTACATGGCGGTTCACCAGCATGACGAGGATGCCAATGACCTCTGGCTTTACTTCCAGTCTGTCATCAACTGGGCGAAGATGTTGTTCCCGACGAAACGGAAGGGAATTACGGATGCACAGGCATGGGGACTGCTCTACAACAAGTATCATGCAAAGCAGTACAACAGCAACGCTCTGGAAGCTGACATCAAGAAACTCGTGCTGGATGATGACGTAACCAAGAAGGCAGGCATCATCCCGTTTATCCTCTCTGACCGTACTTGGCGCGATGAGAAGCACCTGTCCCTTCGCGCATTCACTGAGTCGCAGAAACTCCGCGCCTATGAGCGGCAAGGTCACAAGTGTCCCTTGTGCGTTGCAAATGGCATCAACACCGAGTACGCCTTTAAGGATATGGAAGGCGACCACATCATTCCTTGGAGCAAGGGCGGGCATACCACCGACAACAACCTGCAGATGCTGTGCAAAAAGTGCAATGCGGTGAAGTCGGATAATTGACATACCGATGTTGTTTTTATGTTGCAAGAATTATGCTTCCCATAGACAAGACCGGTCAGCCTGACTGGGTGTATATGGAAGAATATATGAGGAAGGTGAAGGAGAAAGCTAAGAATATACTAAACCATTTTGAAAAGGACAGAAATGGTGTATAATAACTATGGATTATCTAAAATTGGAAGAATATCTGTCGCGAAAAAACTTGTGAGCAAATCAGAAGAGAAAAATTAGAGATATGTGAAAGGAGGTCTTGTAATGTATCCTACCGACTTATGCTGGGAAACCGGTGAGTTTACAGATGATTGCTGTTGCGATTTTTGCGAACATCGTGAAGAGTGCAGTGGCTATGATAAGAATGATGATGACGACGATTGATATGCCACAGTAACGAACAAAACCGTAACAAGCGCTCACCATGACATCGTAACCACCATCACCCCAAAAACTATAGCAGTCCTTATCAGCACTCAACGCCGAGACAGATGTCCTGAACCAACCCCAATACATCCGTCCAGAGCATCTTCGTCCTCACAAAGAATTTGACAACTTGGATATTGACTGAATTATTGAGATTGGTCTTGAGTAATTCACGAAGCGTGGTATAATAAGACTATCACAAAAGGTTTGAGCCTCCCATCGTAATCAGTAGCATGCTGACTGCGGTGGGAGGTTTTTGGTTTAATATAGATAGGGGGTTCTAAGATGGACGGGAAAGATAAAAGGATGGGATTGACAAAAGATGGAATCTTCGTGATATGTACGGAATACTACGAAAAGTTACAAAGAGTTAATCATGAAATGTACTGCGAAAACAAAAATGGACCCTTCGCACCAAACGAATATGCGTTTTATAATGAACTGAAAAGTCAAGAGCGTATTACAGGCTTGGACTGCCCGGATGGGTACACTTATTATACGATTGCCGCCAAAGCAAAGGAAGCACATCTATGCTTGGAATTCGGTCTTTATGGGGCAGCATTACAGCTGGCACTTACGTTGCCCGATACATGTGGAGCAATCGCATATGCCCATTTTGGCAAAACTGAGGTAAGAAATCGATATGAAAAATGGTTTGATGAATATGTAATAGAGAATGGTGGTCCGGATGGAAAAGCACTCGCAGACAACGGATTTACTGGGGAAAAATGTTACTATCTAAGAAATAAAATTTTGCATGAAAATACAACAAGTGGATACGATTTCAAACTGACGATTTCAAACGCATCTGGAAAGATAATTGATAACAAACACATGCTGATTGAAATTGGGATTCCTATTATTTGCTATGCAATTTTCGAAGGAGTTGGAAATTTTATACAGCTTGACTATCCGGCTCCACAAGATTACAAAACTTATGGATACAAAATTTATTCTACCGTAGCCAGTATAGAGAGCTTGAAAAAGGTGACAGATTATTTTGATAATAAAGATAACATGTAAATAAAAAACATAAGAACAAACGAAAATTCCTTGTGCCATCTCTTGTACAATTGAAAATTGCAAAAACAAATGGTATAATGTTAATAATTCAAATCATCTCAGTACCAACTAATAAATACCAACAACCCAAACAAATCCCATAACGAAAGGAGCCATACCATGTCCACCCTCAAAAACGGCGAGTTCGGCATCGACTTGGACAAGGAGAAGATTCTCTGGACCGACCGCAAACGCCACACCATCTTTTCTCTGCCACTGTCATTTACAAAGTACACCCTGACCGAGACCAAACTCATCATCCAGCGTGGCTGCTTTAACCTGCGCGAGGATGAGATTCAGCTGTACCGCGTCCGGGACATCGCGTTCAAGCAGAACTTTTATGAGCGCCTTTGCCGTGTCGGCAGCATCCATCTCTGCTCTACGGATGCTATGACACCGGAAATCGACATCCGCCGCATCAAGAATCCGCGTGATGTCAAGGAAGTGCTTTCTAAGACCATCGAGGCATGTCGGAAAGCGAACGGTATCCGTACTTCGGAAATCATCGGGGACCATGGCCGCTTCCCTGAGCCTGACCCGCATGGTATGCCGCCTGAACCCTGCCACGAACATCCTCATGACTAATACCAGCCCGTACAGATTCAGTTCTGTGCGGGCTATTTTTTTGTTTCCAAAAGAAATTTTCGGAAAATCCGACCTAGTCGGATTTCAGGATGATTGGGCAGTTGACCAGCTATGCGAACGGCCTAGAATTGAAAGTGTAGCAAGCACACATCAATACAAAGGAGAACATATTATGGAAACTAACATCCTAAAATTTGAGCTCACCGCTACTCGTCACTTAGACGACAACACACCGGACACCATTACCGCCTCCATCGGTATCCCTGTCGAGGCCGATGACGATGCGGTCAACGAAGCGATGAACAGCGATGAACTGATTGCCTACGCAGTCGGCGTATTGTATGACCTTGCGGCCTATATGCGCCCGCAGTGGCTGGATGGCGAGGACACCGGCATGACCCTCGAAGCTTATTTCGGTGACAGCATATGTCAGACCCGCAATGGCTTCGTGACAATGGACAAGAAAGGGTATAGCTTCGACCTCGAAGATTAAGCTGAGCCAATTAGGAGTCTTGCCTGCATCAGCGGGTGAGACTCCTTTTTTGCTGTGTCGCTGCAAAACATAGTTGACGACCCGTGCGACTGGCATACAATAAAACATACTGAACAGCGTTGATGACGTTGCTTCGGTAGAGACGAATAGGGTCCTGAGCCGACCTTAAACGCTCACTGCGAAGAAAGACCTGCCTGCGGCTAACAGGCGGGTCTTTTCTTTTTGCGGGCGTTTTTTGCTTTGCTAAAAATGTATCTAATCCGTGAACATATAGCGTTCATCGTTGTATTCAATACAACTTCATGGTATAATGCAAGTATCAAAACAAGCAAAACATTCCGTATCATCGAAGATATTTCAGGGGCATGTCTATGAAGCGATTTCTCTCGTTCATCCACAAAACGCTCTTCCTTCTTGCTGTCGCAACCATTTCTGTAGCGTTCGAGGGATGCAGTGAGGTGGCAGACAAGACCATGGACGGCATCAAGGACTTGCCTGCGCAAATCATTCATATGGCAACCCCAGAGACTACTGAGACGGCTGGTTCGGATATAAACATGACGCCCGAGACAGCCGCCACGGAATACAACTACATATACTTCCGGTACAATAATCAGTGGGTCACGGGTAAACTCATCAGCTACGAGGTAGTCGATAACGGGCAGAACATAAAATTTACCGTAGAAGGTAACAGTGATGCCAGCTATTATACAAGCATGGCAAATGTCGTGCTCATGCACAAAGACGAAAACAACACACGCACACAGAATATATACGAAAAACTTGCGGAGGGGACAACTTATGGCTGATGCACAGCGAGGGCAATTTGTAATTGATTGCAAAAGTGGCGAAGCAGCCGGTATTATTTATGGCTTGGTGCATGATAAAACCATGTTCCGCCCGGAACTCGACCTTGCAAATGCGCATCCGAAGGAGTTCGATAACGAGCATATTTTCCCACTCGACATGTTCATCAACAGTGATTATATGCTTAAACTGAGCAAGGAAGAGTTTGCAAAAGAATTAAAGCGACTGTTCGTTGAAGATAAAATCGGGTTTGCTCAGGTGGTTGTCGCTACTGATATCCATGATATGCATCGCATTGTGGTCCTGACAGACACTACACAGAAAGACAAACTGAGTCGAATTGCTGTATCTCTGTTCGGCGTACCGAAAAGGGAAGCAAGGCGAATTATCGCAAAATATCAGGCTCAGTAAAAAGCGAGGAGGGTAAAAGAATGCTGGCAAATATCGCAGTTTTACGAACTGTTAAAGCAAATGTAAATGAAGCAATTATGGTTGCGTTGCCCTCGATTTTGTTCGAGAGTTCGCACGACAAAAAAAATACACAGAAATACTATCTGCAGGGTCCTGCGGCTGAATATATTCCTGTTGAGATACCGGATACTTATGCCAAGAAATTCTCCAAGTGCGCTACGGCATTGGCAATGCAGCTTGTCCTTCTCAGCAACAAGACGAAAGGCTTCTTTGGTCCTGAAATCTGCAATGTGGAGGGCAAAGATATCCAGACTGCCCGGAGCATCACAAACTCCATCATGGGCGAGAGACAGGCAAAGTTTTATAGCGCGAAACTTAACGATGGGGTGTATGACACGCAATATGCGGTCAGCGAATATGCGGTTGAGAATTGGGCAGACGACATTGTGCCACCCGTTGTCATTAACAGCTGCATCTGGGCTATCGTAACAAATACCGCTGCGGAAATGCAGAAGGACAACCGTTTCCTGCGCAGAAAAGAAATCTGCGATACCGAGTTTTTTGAAATCGCGACTCGCATTTACAATGAGCTGCTGGGGTTTGCAGCGAGAAAATACGAAATCTTAGACATTGGTGAATGACTATGAGTGTCAACCTTATTGAGGGCAATATCTTAACACCGCCGACTCGTAACGAGAATACTATCATCTGCCATCAGGTGAACTGTCGTGCCGCAATGGGTGCGGGTCTTGCCAGACAGATTCGGGATAAGTGGCCCGTCGTGTTCGACGAATATGTGAAAGTTTGCAGTCCAAAGAAACTCGGTGACTTTCAGGTGGTTCAGGTCGCCCCGCAGCTGTATGTTGCTAACCTGTTCGGGCAATTGAGTTTCGGCAGAGATAAGCGTCAGACGAACTACGCGGCGCTGGGAACGGCTCTTTTCAGAGCAATGAAAGAACACCCTGACGCAACTTTCCGCGTTCCTTACGGTCTCGGCTGCGGGTTGGCAGGCGGAAACTGGGTGACAGTGCTGAACCTTATCGAGGAAGCTGCCAACGCTTGGAATGTGAACGTTGAGATTTGGGTACTGCCCAAAAAGTGAGGGGTCAGTATGTACAATACAAACTATAAATGCGTCAAGCCGTTCGATGTATGGCTTGATGCTATTGGTCCAGATGGCAAGAAAATTCCATATCGGGTAAAGCGCGGGACCATCTGGCGCTTGGAATGGTGCGGCGGCGAGCAGAGTTTCAAGGAATTCACCGGACCAGATAAGATGCACATTACACTGCCGGATGAGTTTGTCGAGAAATATTTCAAAAAGGTTTGAGCATGGGGAATTATTGTCCGTATACAAACGGCAATGTCGTCTACCTAAAATGCCAAGAGTGTGAGGACAAAATCTGCGAAAAGGATTGGTTCTTTTGCGGAGTTGCGGGAACGCCGTTATCGATGACGAAGTCCCGCAAGCAAATGTCAGAGTGCATCGATAAGATGCTGGCAAAACGGGAAAAGGTCGTCATTGCAGCAGAATCTGGTAAGAAGATGGCTGCTTTGGCGGCTATGTACGCCAGCGAGCGGGGATACTCTTTCATTCCCGTCACAAACGATGATTTGTCCACATACCTCGCCAAACAGCAGCAAAAAGGATGTGTAGTGTTTGATGGAGCCGAAAACGAACGAGAAATCGAAAACACCTGTCGTGAGCTGCGCATACCGCTGCGGCACTGTAAATTGGAAGGAGCATAAAGCCATGATGTACCAGAAACTTGTCCGAGATAATATCCCGGCTATCATTGAGAAGAACGGGGAGACCTGTGTTACGCGCACGCTGTCTGACAAAGAGTACGAGGACGCTCTGATGAACAAACTGCAGGAAGAGGTCGCCGAATTGCTGGAAGCCTACACTGCCAAGGAGCGGAGTGCTCTTGACTGCGCGGAAGAAATGGCAGATGTGATGGAGGTCATGTACGCTATGGGCAAGACTTGCGCTGTTTCCAAACGAGAAATTGAACAGGTACGGAGCCAGAAAGCAGCAGAGAAGGGAACTTTCTCTAAGAAAATCTTTTTGGTTTCGACAGAAAAGTGAAGGGAGCATGCTTGTGACGCAGCAAGACACAATGCGGTTAATCAGAAAACTGATTTTTGCCAAATACAGTCAAGACCCCACGCATTTTTGTCGGTGTGTGGACGAAATTGCACAAACCTTGGACGAGCAAGGCGACAAGGAAGGTGCCCGCGCTATTCGCAACACTTCCCGTGATGGCTATGTGAAATCATACTACGAGGCAAGTAGACAAACGCAGCCTCTCGGTAGCCCCTTTGTCAGCTATAAACATGCGTTCGTCATCGACAACAAGGATATCGCGTTGTGGCACGCGAGGAACGATAATCCGCAAATGCGGGTCCGACACATTTTAGAGTATATCGAAAACGGGGAAATGGTCGGAAAAGATGTGCTGGAATACGATGCAAGCACCGATAAATGGCATCGTATCGAGGCGGAATCTATCGAGTTGGTATAGGGACACTACATCACCCATGCTCCTCTAATCCCCTTTCTGCTAGCGGTTAGCACATAAAATAAAATATACAAACAGCGATTTTTATCAACAGCCCCTTGCACATTTGTGCGAACTGCATACAATCTAAATTATAGACTAAAAAATGTACCCTGATGGCTGTTGTGATAGCTGTCAGGGTCTTTTTGTTGCCTGCCAATCTACTATTCGGAGGGATTACAATGACGCTCAATGACTTGTCCAGCGAACAGCAGGACCTTGTACGGCTGGCGCTTGACGGGAAAAACGTGTTGTGCGATGCCTGTATCGGAAGCGGTAAGACGTCCACCATCAATGTTTTGTGCAACGAGTTTGATTCCTCTAAGGAGATTCTGTACCTGACCTATAACCGGCTTTTGAAACTCGATGCGCAGGAAAAGATTCTAAACGATAATGTCACGGTCCAGAACTATCATGGATTTGCCTCGAAAATCCTGTACCGGCGCGGCATCAAGAATGTCGGACAGGGCGAGCAGATTGGGATGGTCTTGAGGAAGCGCGTTCCTGTCGGGCACTTTGATGTGCTTATCATCGACGAGTATCAGGACATCAACGAGGAAATCTCGAAGATGCTCGAATACATCAAGGAATCGAACCCAGGCCTTCAAATCATCGCGGTTGGGGACATGAAGCAGAAAATCTATGACCAGACCTCGCTGGATATCTGGTCGTTCATCCATAAGTTCTTAGGCAAGCACACACAGGTCAATTTCACGCAATGTTTCCGCCTGTCCCATGACCTCGCACAGCGGCTCGGAAACATCTGGGGCAAGGATATCAACGGCGTGAACAAGAACTGTAAGGTATCGACCATGTCCCGTGAGCAGGTGATAGACTATCTGGATACCAAGAACCCGAAGGATGTCCTGTGTCTCGGTGCCAGAACGGGGTCTATGGTAAAGGTTCTGAATGAACTTGAAGCAAGACCCGGCAACCTCTATGACAAGAACCATGTATATGCCAGCATCAAGGAACCTGATGGCGAAAAGCATGTAGCACCCGGTGCAGACGTTGGTATCTTTACGACCTTTGACGGCAGTAAAGGCATGGAGCGCCCCATCTGTGTTGTCTTTGATTTCACGGAATCCTACTGGTGCTCTCGTGTATTTCAGCCTATGGCGCGGTATGAGATTCTGAGAAACCTTTTCTGCGTTGCGGCGAGTCGCGGTAAGGATGAGGTCATCTTTGTAGAGCCTCCGAAAAAAGAGGACAGATTTGGGCTGGTCAGCGATAAGACTCTGATGACTCCCGTCAAGATAAATCAGGAGTTCAATACAAAGTTCGATATCTCTGAGATGTTCGATTTCAAGTTCGATGAGGATGTGGAGCACTGCTACCAGCTTATCAATACGACGCCGGTCTTCCATAAGGATGTACATGAAATCGAAATCAAGCATTCGGATGCGATGATTGATTTGGCTCCCTGCATCGGCATCTACCAGCAGGCGAACTTCTTCGATTATTACGATATCGACAGTGCGATTGCCTTCTACATGTACCTGCATAACGACAAGAAGGTGGCGCTGCCTTCCAGCTGGAAATCCGTGGAGGAGAAGGTCCTGTTCCTGACGATGCTGATGACGAGTCAGGACCGGTATGTGAAGCAGGTTGAGTTGCCCTTTATTACGAGAGCGCAGGAAACCGACCTGAACAAGCGCTTGTCTATGGTGTTCACTCCCGACGAGTCCGTACAGGAACGCTGTGAGTTGACTGCCGTGGTAGATACCAAGGCGAAGAAGAAACTTGTTATCAGCGGCATGGCGGATGTCGTGAAGGACAACAAGGTCTATTTGCTGAAATTCGTGTCTTCGCTCGCGCACAAGCATTTCCTGCAATGTGCCTGCTATATGCTGGCAACCGGGTTAAAGCAGGGTGTTGTCTGGAATATCCGCGATAACATGATGTATGAAATCGAGATTCCGGACCCTGACAAGTTCCTGGACGCGGTAATCACCTGTATCACGAAGCAGGTCTTTGCCAAGGCAGAAAGCTATACGATTTCCAAGGACTATACGCAGGACCTCGATACCATCATCGAGCAAATCATGACCGATGATTCTCTGCCGGAATTCGATGTCGGCGGCAATGTCAAGGAAGAAAAGAAGACGGCTGATGAAGGTATCTCTATCATCCGCCGTGGTGAGCAGTACATCATTGTGGATGCTGCAAACCGTCAAATCATCGATAACAGCGCCATGAACGGCTACGATTCGATTCTCGCTGCCTGTGAGGATTATGTCCGGAAAAACAAGCAGCTGGCAGAGGAATCCATGTCCAAGAAGGAACTGCTCAGCGTTATTGAGGATTGGCTCGACAATCACAGGGATTTCGAAGCAGCTATGTCCAAGACCGAGGTGGATATCAAGCACCATATCGGCGAATATGCGAACTACGCTTCTCTTTCTACCTATGTTGTTCGTAAGATGCTCAAAGACCGTGGTCTTATCATCAATTTCAGCGAACGTCAGCTGTTGAAGGTCTGGAAGGAGCGGAAGAAGCAGGATACGAATACCGTGGAGAATACGCGGTACGAGACCCTTGCCTCTACGCTCGAATCCCTCGTTAAGGCAGGGGTCGATGTCCAGCTTGAAATGCCGGAAGAGGAGAAGGTCGCAAAGCCCGAACCGGACCCGGAAGAAGAAAAGCCTCAATTCGATAAGCGCATCCCCTATACCGTTATTCGTTCGTCCCGGCTCTCTAAGCCCAACGATGTGCGGTATATTGTCGTCAATCTGAACGACAAGGACCAGGTGCTGGACGATGCAAGCGGATACGGATACAAGTCGATTTCTGCCGCACAGAAGGGCTACGGATATAAATGCCGGAATCTCACCAAGTACGGGGAAGTTAAGCACTCGTCAAAGCCAAAAACCAATATCCCGGTCTCACAGAGCCGTCAGCTCTCGTTCGGGGATTTTTGAGAAGGAGGGACTATATGACCTACAGCGAAGCGTTCCCTTTATGGGTAGCGGAAGTGTACCGGAATCATGGCTATGAGCCGGATAAGTGGTACGGGTCAGAGGTTGCAGAAACGCTGTACAATGAAGCCATGGCGACCTACAACGGCCCTCCCGCCACGATGCGGGACTATATAGAAGCTATCCCGTCTGCGGATGAATTCGCGTATTTAGACTATGCGATTGAACGGCTGCGCCGCGATAACATCAACCTGAACGCACTTTCCGACAAAGAGCGCTGGGCTTTGATGGATAAAATCGTCGCAGAGTATCCGCAGTACAAGAACACTCGCACATCCCATGCCAAGCAGGTACAGCAGACTTCAATGCAGGCGGCGCTCGATGCCGAGCGTGATGTTCTCTTGCAGGCTGCTCGGCACAATGCGAGCCGGTACAGTGAGGCAGAGGATGCTACAAAGGATTTTGTAATCGAGTAAAGGGGGCGGTAAAAGAATGGTCAAGATTTACGGCTATAGCGATGATATCGTTTGTATCGAAAATTCTCGATACTTCGAGGATGAAATCGGGTGTTTCGATGTTGCCGGAGTCCGGCTTTATTTAGATGACGGCACGATTCTCTTTGTCTGCTTCTCCTCCGGCGGCTGGCGCATTTTCATCGAGCAGGAAGGCTCCGCGCCGTACCGGCACAAGGTCTATCAGGAGACGAACGATAATGACTACACCGATGAGTTCTATACCGAAGCCGAGGTCGTTCGACACGAAATTGCATCGGCGAGAAATTGAGGAAGGGTGATATTAGTGAATTTCTCTAAAATTCGTATGATGTTCTTCGATTTCGACGATACCCTTCTCATCCATTATCGGGAACAGAAACTCGACGCGACTGCTGATGCACACAGGGCACGGCTACTGCGGTATGAGGCTGAGAACCGGGGCGGGTATAGGGTATTCGACGAAATTGGGGAAGCCAATACGCTTGTCCAGCATTTCCTCGAGAGCTGCGACGGTGTCCCGAAATACTGCATCACCCGTGTGCAGGACAGTATGACCCTACCGTATAAAAAGCAGTGGCTTGAAATGCACTATCCGGGACAGTTCCTCGATGTCATCGGGACTGCCACCCCAGAACGGAAGACCTCCGTCATGAAACTTCTGACCCAAGCTGCCGGTCTGAATGCTGCGCAGGCTCTGTATGTAGACGACTACTACGAAGCCCTCAATGAGGCGGAAAAGGAAGGGTTTACGGTCATGACGGTACAGGAACTTATGCTGCGGCAATATACCGCCGAACAATAGAAAAGTACAAAACTGCAAAAATAACGAAGGAGGACCACTATGAAAAAGATTCTGAAATTACTTTCCGCTGCGGCATTTGCCGTCGCTGTGTACCAGCTTGTTTCGCTGCACCGCAAACGCCGTAAGATGGTAGAGATTGGTCAGCAGATTTTCCGGTGATACCTGATGGCGAAAACTCAGCTGACCCGCGATATTGAAGCCGCGCTTCATGCGTGGCATCCTTCCAGCTACGGCGGGTATCGGGTGGATTCGTTTCGTCAAGGGTTCGATGCCATAGAAGTGCCGGTAGAATGCGGGTCTGTCAAATCCGGATTGGTCGATTTCGTCAGGGTTCAGGAATGCTTTACCTCCGAAACCAAATATGGGACCTGCAAACTGGCCTCGCTCATCGAAACGGATACGGATGTTGCACCTGCTGTGATACAGGAAAAGGCGAAAGCAGCAACCTGCGTCAAGAATATTTCATCGCCGGATTTTTGCAGGGAGCACTGTTCCGAGCAATGGTGCCACTTCCACAAGACGAATCATCTGTATACGCTCGATGCCGTCATCACTTGTGTGGAAATCAAGATTTCTGTGAGCGATTTTCACTCGGCACACGGGCACAATTTCGTCGGGCATTGCAACTACTATGCGATGCCCACTGAGTTATATAAGAAGGTCAAAGGAGAGATACCAGAAGATATTGGTGTCCTGCTCTATTATGACGGCATGAGTACATGCGGAATCCGAAAGGTGAAGGAGTGTAAGCCACAAATTCTTTCGGAAAGCACACAAAAATGGCTGATTCTGTCCGTTGCTAAAAGGCTGCCCCGGTTCGACAAGAACTGAGGGCAGCTTTTTTATATATTTTTTTGTTTAAGAAAGGACAAACTCAAATGCGGCGAACCAAAGCACTGATACTCGTTGCAACATTGGCTGTGCTGACCAGTGTTGCAGGCTGTTCATGGCAAGCGGAACCTCTGCCTGCCGAATCAGCACAATCCGAATCCTCTCTCAATACCTCTGAATCTGCGACGCAAGAAACAGCAGAAGAAGAACAGCAAATCTCGGACCTATCCGGCATACCGGAACCAGGCCCGGAACCCGCTGCGCCTTTTGAACCGTCTCCTACACCGCAACCCGAACCCTCCCCGGGTCCGACTCCTGAACCGACGCCTGAACCTGTTAGTGCAGCGACCTCTGTCTGGGGCGATGTTGTACCTGCTGCCTGGGGTCAAGCCTACGGCACGATTACCTGTGACGCGATTGGCCTGAACGCTTCTCTTATCTGGGGCGATGACCAGAGTCTTTTGAATCAACGCGGCGGGGTATATCAGTATCCGGGTTCTTACCAAGTCGGTGTGACCGGAGGGCATCTGCTTTGCTCTCATAACGACAGCGTGTTTTCTCTGCTGCAATATGTCAGCATAGGAGATGACTTTGTGGTAGACACCGATTACGGGGAATATGTGTATTCCGTCACCCTAGCAATGCCCGGTTATGTGTCCTCGGACGCGAGCACCGTGATTGCGGATGACGGCACTGTCCTCGTTAATTTCACAGACGGAATCGATAAACTTATCATGTATACCTGCTATCCGTTTGGGTATTACAGCCCAACGAATCAGAGATATGTGGTTCAGGCTGTTTTGCAAGCATGATTGGAGATGTAGTTTTAGGATGCAAAAAAGAAAAATCCGAAAATTCCTGCATTACACAGGAACTGTCTTTATTCCGCTCATCATTGCTATGATGGGCGTTTTGTTTTGGGTGAAAGTAATGAACGACATCGAATGGCTCCTTCTTTCCCCGAAACATGTCGCGTTCGGCTGCGTTGCGAGCCTTGGCTTGGTTCTCTGCTGTATTTATGCGGACAGGATGCTGTGTCATGAGGTTTCGGATACGGTTTGAGTGTTGCATGTTCTTGCGATACCGGTAGAATAGAATTGTACGATAGATACCAGATATCTTACAATTCACAATTTCGTTTTTAGCGGACTTATCCCTTTCGGGGGATGGGCCCGCTTTTTTTATTTGAAAGGAGACAAAACCCATGCAAACCAAACACGAATTTCTTCGGAGAACTGCAGCGGTAATTGCCGCGTTCTTCACACTGACATTCACAGGCTGCGGTCAGACACCGGAATCTCCGGGAAGCCTTCCTGTATCCGGGGTCGTCTCAGAAACTACCGCACAAAGCGGTCAGGAGACGGCTGGCGTATCGGAAGGCGGCAGCTTTACCATCCACTTTATCGATGTCGGGCAGGCAGATTCCGCCCTCGTCACCTGCGATGGGCACTCGATGCTCATTGACGGCGGCAATGCCGATGACTCGAACCTTGTATACTCAGTATTACAGCGCGAGACAGAGGGACACTTAGACTATGTCGTAGGAACACACGCCCACGAAGACCACATCGGAGGTCTTTCGGGTGCTTTCGAGGCTGACACAGCCGATGTCACATTCTGTCCTGTGACAGAATATGACAGCAAGGCATTCCGGAACTTTAAGGCTCGTGCGGACGAGAGAGGCGGTGGCATTACCGTCCCGGCAGTTGGGGATACATTCACCCTAGGGGAAGCCACCGTCACCGTTGTGGCCGTCAATTCCGTGCCTGAGGACACGAACAATACTTCCATTGTAATTCGCATTGTCTACGGAGATACATCTTTCCTGTTCACCGGTGATGCCGAACAGGAAACAGAAGAGAAGATACTCGAATCCGAACAAGACATCGAATCCACCGTCTTAAAGGTCGGGCATCACGGGTCCAGTACCTCCACCTCTCAGGCATTTCTGGATGCTGTGAGCCCTACTTATGCGGTCATATCCTGCGGCAAGGACAACAGCTACGGACACCCGCACAGCGAAACCCTCGCAAAGCTGGCCAGCGCGGGAGTTGAGGTGTTCAGAACGGACGAACTCGGTGATATTTACTGCACCTCTGACGGTACGGAAGTCACCTTCTCGTATGGGGAATACCACAAGGATGTTGATGTCTCTGGCACCGAGGTGGAAGAACCACAGCAGCCTGACACAATTTCCGAGACATACATCCTGAACACGAACTCTCGCAAGTTCCACCGCCCTGATTGCTCCTCTGCATCTCAGATAAGCGATGCAAATAGAGAGAAGTACACCGGCACAAGAGAGGAACTTATCAAACAGGGATATACGCCTTGTGGATACTGCAAGCCATAAATATCCAATCAGCATCCAATCCATATAAGCCTATTTGAGTAGTACACGAAATGTCCCGCTCTGGACGAACTGGGTTCAGGAACGCGCCTTGGCTGATTCGGAAACGGAAAACCCCAATAAGGTACTAAAACGATAGCAAGTAAATCAGTCGCCGCCTATGCAAGTAGGTGGTGATTTTTTCTTGCCAAAATGTGCGAACTGAATAGAATGGGTATTGTACGATAGATAACATCCCATATCGAAAGGGTTTTATGCCTTTCGTACAATTCACAATTTCGCTTAAAGGGCGGACTTCTCAGATGAGAAGCCCGCCTTTTTTGTGTCCAATAACAAAAAGGAGCGTAATAACATGGAAAAGATTTTTACTATCGCCGTCAGAGAGTATTTTGGTCTGCACAACTCAGGAACGACCATTTTGCAATTCAAGTATGACCATGAACAGGTATCTGATGTTCTCACACAGGTGCGCCGCGCCGTCGGGGATTACCTAAAAACCGAAGACGGCAAAAAGGCACTTGACGACAACTTCGGTTGCTTTGACTGGGGCGATGTGTATGACATTCCTGATTCGTTCTTTGCGGGTTATGGTCTTTTGAAGGTCGCAACTCCGGAGATAGATGCTGTTGTCAACCACGACGAGAGTCTTGTGGATGGGAACTGATAATCCGAGGAAAGGAGAAAAGGTAAAATGTACATTTCTGACGCCAACAATGTAGTAATCGAAATCACCCGGCGCTGCAATATGTGCTGTGCGCATTGCCTGCGCGGTGATGCGGAGAATGTAGATATTCAGGAGAAGTACATCAACGCATTTCTCGACAGTTTTTCCGGTAGGAGATACATCGGTACAATTGTCTTTACCGGTGGCGAAATTTCTCTGAACATACCTGCCATCCGCTATACCCTGAAAGCCGTGAAAGAACGAAACATTTCGGTTGGAAGCTTTTATATGGTGACCAACGGAAAAGCTGTCGATAAGATGGAAGACCTCGCTTTGGCAAGTCTCGAATGGTGGAATTACTGCGATGAAAAGGACGAATATTTGTGCGGCCTTTGTATCAGCAGCGATAACTTCCACGAAGAGATTTCTGACGAAAGCGCAAGTATCCTCAGTGGTTTAAAATACAACCGTGATGATATGGTGACAGACTTTCACGAAAAGTATCTTCTCAACGAGGGACGTGCAAAAACCCTCAACGACGACTGGTCTTTGAAAAGAGAACCTCGTACCCCGGAACTCGTGGTTGATTATACCGGTAACGACAAAATCGGCATCAACATCAACGAGGGAGAACTGTACTTGAACACTGTCGGCGATGTTGTCGTTGGCTGCGATTGGTCCTACGAATCCCAGAAAAAGTATCGCATCGGCAATGTTATGGATGAAAAATGGTTGGAAAACATTCGTAGCAGCAAATTGTGCATCGAAGAAAACAGCTGAAAAATAATAAATACCCCAAAAATAGAAAGGAAGAAATTATGACTATCAATTTAACTCGTGAGGATTTTGAGCAGGCTATCAAATCCGGCGCATCCGTGTTCGAAGGCAACACAATTCCCGATACCGGAAAACCGTCCGGGCGCTACTACCGTTTCATTCGTGTGCCGCTCGCCAATGGCGAGCACAAGGTAGATGCCTTGTACGGGCAGCGGTTTTATGGAACCTTGGAAAAGAAACCCGTAACATTCAATCAGGAGATACGCTTCCTTTGCCTCGTTGTCGATAATGCCAAAACCGTCAATGAAACATGTGACTTCAAAACGATTTTCTGCCGTTCTTCTTTTACCTCGGATTCTGTCATAGAGGAAATGGCACAGAAGCTGTTCGATATGTTCCGAGAGAATGTGACGGAAGAAGACAAGAAGAAAATTCTCAAGGGCAGTCATTACGACAAGATAGCACGACAGAACGCTTTCTGTCGCATAATAAAGGGGTATAAGAATTATCGCAGCCCTATTGACAGCATTGTCGATGAGATTGT